TTATAACACTTTACATGCGTACTCGTATAGCTTTTCAGTTGTGTTCAAAGTTAAGTTATCAACTTCACGCTTACCCTGTCTTAATTGTGATAGTACGTATTGTGCGACACCAGTTTCTTTATAAATCTGATATCCTGTTATATCACTTTCGATCAATTCAATTATTTTTAATTTGTAATCGCTCATATTATCTACGCCCATTCTTTTTATCTAAATAATAAAAATGCGTTTTTCTTCCTATGAATAGTAACAATGGTAGGCTTAATATAAACAATGATAAATACATTTGTCCTGTCATAATTGAAAACCTCCAAATAATGTTATAATATATAAGTGTAAGGAGGAGCCCTAAGGCTCCAAACATAATTTCAATCTTTGTTGTTTGGCTTTCGGTCTAGGTAACCGAGGTGCCATTTTCTAAGTTGTTTTAGCACTTCTGGAACTATCAGTACTGCCAATACTGGATGTTCTAGGAGTGTTTTTATTATGTCTAGCATGAGGCTTTCACCCCCTTACACATAATTTGTAAGTCATTAACTAACTTACAAATATAATTATACTACACAATTGTTTATTGTACAAGTATTTTATTTAAAAATTTACATAAAAAAACAGGGCAGTCGCTAGGACTACCCTGTATAATGACGTGGTTTATTTAGTTTAACTGATTGTTCCCCAAATTTCACTTACTTTATCTGTATTTCTGTCCCATGTACGAATCGGCATCCATACATCATAACCATCACTTGTTGTCCAACTAATCCATACATAACCATCTTGTTTACATACTGTGTCGTAGTTGACCGATTGACCGTAATATAGTACGCCTGCTTGTGGACATGATGTAAATGGTCCTGTCGTTCTAGTTACAATACCTTGCCTAACTCCACATGTGAATGTAGCATGTTCTTTTTTCCACAACGTGCCATATTCATTAGTGTTCCAACCCGTAGATTTGTCTTTATTCTTAGGTTTTAACTTATTGCTAGATGAAGACCCTACAACTGTGCTTGTTGGTTGTTTACCATCTATATAAGCGTTGATTTGTTTAATAAAGTAATCTACACATTTATTAGTGATAGCTTGTGTAGGTTTACCATTCTTCATGCTATAACCTGTGTGTAGCAACATCGACATATCGGGACATTCTGTACTTGAAAACGTGTGATGTAATCGTACTGTGTTTCTATTTGCACGCATACCCCAACTTTTTAAACGTCTTGCAGCCTCTTGGAAAGCTACTTGCTCATTTGCTAGGAATTGTTCTTTGTCTGTGTTCCTAGAACCACACACCTCGATACCATAGAATTCTGCATTACCGTACTGTTGGGCTACATGCCATGCGATACGATCTTCTGGTAATGTTTCATAAATTGTATTTTTATCAATATATACGTGTGCGACGCCATTTGCTAGTTGTTGGAAAGTCATATTTGTTAATCTTTGACCCTCTTGTGTCGCAGAAGCAGTGCCAGCAGTATTATGGATAACTACCCCTTTAGGTTTATGACCTCGGTTATACAATTCATAATGTTCGCCGTTAATATAACCAGAAGTTTTAACGTAATTCTTGATACGTTCTACAGATTTTTTAGGTGTAACAACTTTTTTATTGGCTACTGCATTTCTCACGATTGTTTTTGTTTCTTTCTTTACTTCATCTGCAAATTTAGGACGAATAAAATGAGAAACACCTGTATAATCATGTGTTCTAATTGTAGCAAATTCTGTTTTATAAATACCGTTTCCATTCCAATTTTGTTCCAATGCAGTAATGTACTGCAGGTCGCCGTAAGGGTCGGGATTAACCACAATTGCAATGTGACCATATGTTGCAAATGTTCCGTAAGACCATACAATTACATCGCCATATGCAGGTCGAAATTCTGGCGTATTAGTATATACAGTACACAACCCTTGAAAGTTATTTTTAGGCGCATCAATTGCGTTTCCCCACATCGTTACTTTGCCATCTGTAACATAGTGAATGTAGTCTACCGCCTCGTCCATACACTGGTACCCGTACATGCCGTCCCAGTCGATTCCTTTGCCTACTTTACTGTTAATCCAAGACTTAGCTTGTGCTTTAGTTTTCATGTTTGACAGCCTCCACATTCTTATCTTCTACTTCTTCGTCCCAGTCGACACCAAACGGTTTGGTTTCGTTTTTAAACGGTGCCTCATCTTCATCAAGTTCTGTATGATCTTTGACACCCTCTAAACCGTCGTAAGTAGGTATACTGACGTCTTGTTTACCCTTAAATTCAACCGGGTGTGTTTCTTCGTTTCTTGGCTTGATTAATTCCATGTCTATGCCAGCGTCTGAGACGCCTTTTGTGTTTGGATTAGTGATAATACCTAGACCGGCTAAAAGCGTTAAAATGGTGCCTATAATGCCACTGACAGTTTCTAATTGTTGTGAAATATCTATGCCAAATATTTCAGTTATTTGTTTAGCTAATAATAGTAATGTACCAACCAAAGCTGATAGTGTCGCTCCGTTTTTGAGTCGGTTTGTCCAATTTATTTTCATTTAATTATCTCCTTTTGAGTAAAATAAAAAGCCAACCTTAAAGGTTAGCTTTGTGAGTGTATTGTTTTTCTGGAATTGCATGTCCATTGTAAATGTAGCTTGCAGTGAGTGAACCTGTGTTATTGATTAACACATCAGTAACAGTTGAGTTATCAGTGATATTATTATGTTCTTTTAAAAGCATTGTCATTTCCGGGTCGTTAATGTGCATATTGATTTCTACATTAAATTGTTGTGGTAAAACCACTTTTGTATCTTCCATTTCCTTAATAAAGTTGTTTAGTTTGAAATTTTTCTTGTTTGATAAATTATTAATATAATCCTTAAAGAAATATTCTAATGTATCTCTGTCATAGTTTTTAACTGATTCACTATCGACAAATAAAGCTACATATATTGGTTCTGGTAAATTCGGGTCATCTTCTGTTGTGTATTTCAACAACCAACATTCAAGTTGTCCTTTATGTGATAACCAATCATCACGCATGATTTCTACAACTTTTTCTGCAATTGGCTCCGTTTCAACTACTACCCAATTTTCTGTTTTCTCATCATAAAACTTTAATACACCATTTGTTACATCTGCCATTACTTACTCACTCCCGTATCTATCCAAATTTTATTCTTATCAGTAGGTGGTTGATTGCCTATAACGAAGTCGGAACCACTGTCTTGCTTAATCATGCCATTCTTAACTCCGTATTCTAAAATCTCGTCCCATAAGTTATGTGTTTCTACATTAACTATCTGACGACCAATGACACTCTCAGTCACTTGTATTTTTGTTTTAGTATCAGATGGGAATACATATCGATTATCGACCCATATTTCTAAAGTATACGTGCTTGCAGGTATGATTTGATTAATCACTACGTCGCACACATAGGCATTATCTGATTGCTTAACTGTCGTATCGTAGATGTATTTGACACCTGTTGAGTCAGTTAAATAAACTTTTGCAGGTTTATCGTTAAGGTTTAAATCATCACTATTAGCGTCAGTTAAGATGTATGTCATATGTGATAGGTCGCCCTGTTTGATACGATTACCGTCACTTGATTGGTTTAGATTTAATACGTTACTGATCATGTGTAACCTCCTAAAAAAACCAACCTACAACTAAATGTTATAGATTGGTTCGAATTCATTTACGTTTTTTCCTGTTAGCTTTGTAAATTCTTCAGCTGTAATAACTTCGCATTCGTAATAAATTAAAATTTCTTCGTCAGTGTAGCAACCTTTGTCATAAAAGTATTTAACATCTTCGTAAGTTGGATATTTAAATCTATTCATTTACTTTAGCCACCTTTTCTAATTCAGTCATTTTCAATAACAATGCTGCGATGTTTTGTTCTAGTTTATCTGTCTTTTCTTTGTTAACTTGCAATTCACTCGCAAGTTTTGAATTTGCGATACTTGCCATTGATAACTGTAATTGCAATTTAGATACTTTTACATCTGTTTCGTTAGGTGTCTGTGGTTGTTCTTCTCTTGCTTTCAAATCAAAGTATTCTAATTCTGATAAACCGTGCCACTCATTCGTTTCAAAATTGAAATTTAGTGGATATTCTTCAGTGAAATACAAGTCCTTAGGCGGTTCTATTTCGGTATATTTTGCGTCTGGGTAAATGAATTCATTCTCATTATTTTTCATTACTAAAAACGGTTTTCCGTTTGATAAATATACAGTTTTAGCGTCCATGTTTTACCTCCTATAATCTAATAGTTATATCTATTGGGTACCAGTCTGTTTCTGACATATCTGATGATGGGAAACTGACAAAGTCTAATGATATAGATCCATCTTTTTTTATACCCCATCTTGCTGTTGTAGCAAAACTGTTCTTAGCTGAGCTATTTTGAATAAATGGTATATCTCTGTTTAAATATGAAACTATATTACTAGGTAAATTAGCTATAACCGTTTTAGTTGACTTGATATTTTTAACTGCTCCCATAATTGACAGCTCGAGCATTCCTCTATCATTAATAAAGCGATATTTCGGTAAACTAGAAGAACTATAAGCAGTTACGCCATTTGCTAAAGTTAAATTTTGCCAACCAGTGTCACTGAAATTAGCATTTAATTTTTGCCATAACGTCCATGTTGTACCTTGTCTGAATCTTGTATATACATCATTAGTTGAAGTTATAAAAACGATTGATCCATAGCTACTATTTGGATTATCTGGTAGGTTAGAATAAAAATTCGCAATCACTGTACCGACACCCGTATAACCAGATGGTCCATTGATACATGAAGTGAAATAGTAGTTACCGGACTTATATATTGCGCTTATATCTAAATCTTTTTGAAGTGTTAAAGTGCCATCATCATTAGTTAATTTGTATTTTTGCCATTTAGAGAAATCCGGTAATTTAGGCATTAGTTTATCTAGTTGTTCTTGTGTGAAATCCTCATAAGTAAATGATTTACCGTCAACACCATCTGCACCAGGTGGTCCAGCCGGTCCTTGTTTACCGTCAATACCATTAACGCCATCAATGCCATTTTTACCATCTTTGCCATCTTTACCAGGTTCGCCTTTATCTCCTTTTTCGCCTTTAAACAGTTCGATATTAGCTTTCATTATCTTTTCGACAATACCGTCTAATAAATCAACATGTATCTCTTTTCCGACGGCTTGTGTTAAACCACTGTCATTGACAGTGAAGAAGAAATCAGCAACATGTGAGCTATCATCTGTGTTGGTTTTATCTACTAAAAATAGCTTACATTGGACTTGTCCTACATGACGCGTAACGTAATCAGATACTAAATATCTAACGTGACCATCTTCGGCTTTAATAACCTCTAGCGGTTCATTAGAGAATATAGAACCGTCTTGAGTGAATAAATGTAATATTGGTTTAAATGTTGTTTGATTTAAATTGATAGGGATATAGTTTGTATCTTCGCTAAACAGATTTTTCTTTTTTAAGTAAATATCAATAACAGAAGTTGAGTTATCCATTGTATACAAATTAATGTTGATATTACCTAAATTAACGCCCTGTTCATTAATTTTAGCGTCTACTTTTCCACCTTTGTACAATTCCATCAAAACACCTCTTTCATCATAATTAAAGGGCTACACACTCACAGTGCATAGCCCTATTGTTTATATCTATCGCGTAAGAAATATTCGCCTTTCAATCCCATGCGATCATAGTAACTCTTAATCATACTTGCTTGTATTTGTGCCCAACGAACATCAGTCGCATATTGGTGGTTACCTGGACTTTGTGGATTCCAACGCATTCTATATAACGTTTGTTGTCCTTGATTAATATAACCACGTCTTACAAATCTAGCGCCGCCCATAATGCCTTTAGCCGGTGTCGTCCAACCTTCGCGTCTTGCAAATGGTATCGCATTATCTGGATTATTATCATACGCACCAATGCCAAAGTAGTTGTAAACACCTGCTCGACCACTAGCGAAGTATGATGAGCCGTTGCCACTTTCTAAAAAGGCGTGTGCCATTAGATAAACTTCGTTTAAATCATACTTTTTACAAGCTGCTGCTACGGCTTTACCTTGACCGCTTAATGAGCCTTTACCTTTTAGAATTTTGTTCAATTTACTAACTGATATACCTTGGTATTTTCCTAGATTCAACATTTGATATTTTTGAGTGCCACTGTTCCAAATTTCTAAACTGTTCATAGCTTTCAAAGTAGCTGCACGACTTGCGTTATACCAACCGTTACCATAGTTGATTTGTGGCGCTTTAGTCATCTGTATACTAACTGCTCGCGCAAAAGTATAGTTACTGTAATGTACTTTTACTTTTGCTTTTGTACTACTATGACTTGAGCTGCTTGAATTACTAGAACTGCTTGAGCTACTAGGTTTATCAACTTTTATAACTGTTTTGGTAGTTTTAGATTTTGATAAATCTTGAATAAGTGATTTTCTATCATTATATAGTTTTAACAACTCTTTTTTTACTTTCTCAAGTGTTGCTTTGCTTGGTAAACCGTCTACAACAGTATCAAAGTTGCCGTGTTCTAAAATAGTCCGCCACATACTGCCTTCAATTTTTATAGTTGATGTTTTAAGGGGTATCTTGAAAAAGTCCAATTGTTCTTTGATGAATACAAGTGCGTATATCTCACTTAACAGAAAGTCTGATTTTGTATCGCTATAATCTCCAGCAATTTCTACGACAATATTTTCTGGATCACTAGGAACAATATTCTCCATTAACCTTGGTTGCCAAATATGGTCTTTATCGATGTAAAAATGTGGGTACTCTTTACCGTCTGAGTATTTGTTTCTGTCGAAGTATAAATCTTGAACACTACACATCGTTTGGGCGTTCTTAATTGTGACGCCTTTAGGATTATAACCGCGTAATTTACCTCTGATGATTCTATGAGGTATAAATTCCGGTTCGTTGATTTCTTCCGGATCTTCTCCAACAGTAACAGTGATTACTTTAGTATCTTTCTTTTCTTTTTTATTACTATTTTTATCACTGCTAGATGGCTTGTCGTCATCATCATCTTTTTTATCTGGTTTGTCTGCTGGTTCAGCTTTGTATGGAGGTCTAACAAAATAAAGACTTCCGCCACGTCCACCATAATCGTGGTTAACGATTGCTGCTTTACTACCATAATACTGGTTAGCGTTATACCAGTTTTGGTCAACACAACGGAAATGACTTTTGTCACTAGGACCTATAACAATAGCTGTATGACCTGCTTGCCCATACGTCCAAACCGCAACATCTCCTGGTTTAGGTACAAAAGAACTATGGTTGCGATATATCTTCCATGATCTACTAGGGTACTGCGAACGATTCGCCATTGCGTTTGCGTTCCCCCATGTTCTGAATCCCCAATACCGTTCAAAAATATAGTTTGGTAGATCCCAACACTGGTAACCAAACCGAGAATCGATGTTTACGCCTTTGTTATTTTTAGCTAGCCATTTAGCCCATTCAACTACATCTGACGCAGTTGGTTTACCACTTGAAGGCAAAGCCATATAAACACCTTCTTTCGCCTAAAATAAAAAGCCGACGCATTGCGTCGACTTAAAATAAATATTGTGCTAAACCAATTGCTGCAATAAAAACACCAAAGCCACCACTAATAAAAGCCACTGTGATTTGCACACTATTTTTTTGTTTTTCTGAAATACTACCTTCGATTTTTTGAATATCACTACCATGCTTTTTTACTGTATAATTAATATCTTTAATTGCGTCCCATTGTTTAATGTTAGTGTCATTCATAATTTTAATTTGTTCGTTCGTTTCTTTTTGAACTTCATAAGTTTGTCTCTGATACATATTACCTTCAACAATTTTTTCTTTTAAATCACTAATTGAATTTGTATGCTTTTCATCAACGTCATTAATACGATCAAGTAGGTTTTCACGGGACTTCCACCATTCTTCATAAGTCACATGTTTTTTATCTTCGGTCATAAATGTCAGCACCTCCGATAAAGCCAATACTAAAACAAAGCGCTGATAAGATACTGAACTGAATTGTAGATAACCAGTTAATCGCATTATAGATACTTGCGCTTGTCATTAAAAAGTATAGAAAAGCACAACCAAAGCCACCGACAAATAAGAACCAACTGTATTTGTTACTTGTTTTCTGTTTAGGTAAGAAGTAGACAGAAATAGCTAGAATGATACTAAAAATCATGATGATAATTCCCCAACACCAAATTGGCATGATTTGGTGTAAAGCCAAATAAAAATCACTATCACTCAATACACTTTCTTGTTCTTTGAAAAAGAAAAAACCTCTGATGAACGTATAAAATGCTAATCCTAATACTAAAAGAAAATTAAGCGTTTCATTGATATTATATTTCATTTTATACACTTCCTATTTCAACATGATATTACTTGTAGCGTCATACCAACTGCCCCAACCTGTTGCCGTTCCCATCATGTTGCGCGAATAAATTTTGTGTTTATTATATGGCATGAACAATATTTTTTTGTAAGTTGAGCTACGTGCTAATACAAAAGCGTAACCGCTTTGATTGTCTGGATCCGGAGAATTAATCGGATTGTATAGATAATAAAGTCCCGACTTATCAATTTTACTCATTTTTTCTAAATCTGGATTTTCAATTTTAGGTATATAACCGTCTTTATCGGTTAAAGCGAATTGTTGCATAGCTATTTTTGCGATTGACGTGTCGACTTTTTCTTGAATCAATTTATCTAAATCACTTGAAATAGCTGTTAAGTCGCTAGTATTGGCTTTTTTACCTAGCTCGTCAGTAAATTGTTTATTTGTTACATAATTAGACAATTCACGTATTAATTGATCGCTGTTAACTAGTCCTTCAGTTTTAATGTTTAATTTATCTGTAGCCTCTAGCAACTTCGTATCGATTGCATTTAATCTATCTGTAATATCCTGTTGTGTTTTATCTGAGAATGAATTCATTTCTTGTTTAAGGTCATTCACTTGTTTAATGAAATTGTTTTTTAAACCATTAACAAATGCTGTAAATTCTGCTTGTGCATTTTCAATACTTTCGAAGTTCTTTGATACATTTGCTATCTTTTCTTTAAAGTCATCTACTAGATCATCAATTTCGCGTATATAACGAATCTTAATATCGCTATCAATTTGATTGATTAAAGCGTCTTTAACTCTGAATCGGAATTCATTTAAAACGACTGTATCTTTACGACCTACTGCAGTGATATAAATCTGACCAGTTACATAAGTGTCTGTCGCAGCTTTTAAAAAGTCATTGTCTAAAGTAAGTCTAATAATACCGTCCATTGGTTTAACATATTCAACTTTTACACGACCAGTTGATGAGCCATTTTCAGAAATGAAATAGGCATAAGTTACAGTGTTGACCGAGCTGATTTCTAACGGAAAATCATTTTTTAATACTTGAAACGTTAACACTGCGGTATTGATATCCATATTATAAAAACCGATACCCTCATCAGATATCGGTCTTAAATACGGTTCATCTACACTTTTTATAAAAGCCTCTTTATATAATCCGTCCATTTTCTAGCCTCCTACTTCTTGTTAATAATCTCGTTTCTTACATCAAATGCTGTTGGTTTATCTGGATAAATTTGGTCAAATGTTCTTTCTTTCTGGTTACCGTATTTCGTTGATGTGAACATTTGTACTGCGTTATGTGAGTGCGACGGTGTAAATTTCACATTCAATATCATATTAAGAATTTTTGCCACGCCCTCTTTACGCATAACATCAACAACCGCCATAACTTCATTTGTACGTTTAACATCGTCTGGCGAAGTTGTAGAGTATTGGACTGGTGCAATCGCATTTAACGGTATGGTGTGAACACCCGCTTTATATTTGTGTTCTACTTTAAATAGTTGTCGTTTTCTTGTCTTACCGTTACCACTAAACGGATTATAGTTTTGTACAACTCCCGGATTAACACCAAATGTCGTATCTTTTGAAAGCTCAACAGTAATTGAACCATTCAATTCTACAAAACCATTTCCAGTTACTTTAAATCGTTGTTGTGTCATTAACATGCGTTGATAACCGTCTTTCGCAACTAATGAGAATGGTTTAATACCTGTTGAATTGTAACGACTACTATAAACAAATGATTTAACTATTGGTTCTGTCACAGTTCGTCCTGCATTGTTACTTCTCATTGTCGCAATTTTTGTTAATATATTGCCGAGGAAATACACAGAACGCCACATTTCTGGTGCTGAACGTGGTTTACCGGCTCTGCCCTCATAAACTTCTGGTAAGAAAGAAGTAATGTTTTTAGTAATACCTACCCAGTTGCTGAACGATGACAATGTACTTGATCCCCATGTAATATAGTCACCATAATTCGATATATCACTTAATAGGTTCGTCATATCGTTGTTTGGTTGGTTTGAAAATCTAGGGTAAAACAGACAATAGTCACTAACTTGTGAAACGATGTTGTGACAATCCATATGGCCTGCAAAACGTCCTAAACTTTCAACTAATGATTTCATATTTCTGCTTTCTCTTTCACTAAATGGCTTAGAACCTTTGTAGTTTTTACCTGATGGACTTTTACCACTACCATTTTCCCAATAATAATCAAAGTTACGGTTTAAATCGACATTATTGGAGTTTTCGCGTTCATTGTTAGCAAAGCCCCATGGATTAACAATCGGAACAACTACAAATCTTACATTTTTTCGAAGATAGGCTAAATGTGGGTATTTATGCCATTCGTTTACCATTAAGTTTAGTAATCGACTCAATGCATAAAACGCACTATATTCATTACCATGAATGCACGATGTAACTAAAATTGTTTTACTGTAATTTTGTGGTTGGAATGTATAGCTATAAACGTTATAAGTATTCGATTGGTCTTTACCAACATACTTTTTAAAGCAATACTTATTATCGACAAATACATCATAAAACGCTTTTAAGTTTTCTGTTGGATCACTTGATAATGGTGTTTCATTCACACCTTTTTCTGCACTAGGAATGAATGGAGGTATAAATAAATGTGTTGCGTCATCAGTAACATTTAATACTTTTTGAGTATCTTCGCTAATTGACGCAAAGTCGTGTCTTAAACGTTCTGATAATATTTTGTGATTCTGACCGTCCATAGACGTGCGACTATCTCTAACCTCTTGTTGTCCATTGCCTAACGTACCTAACACAAGGTTTCTGATACGTTGACTCTGGTATGTTAATTCTTGACCTACATTTACGCTCGGACCAGTTGGCAATGTATATTTAATTTGTTCAGAATTATGAGCTTGTTTATCTATACGACCATGTTTATACAATATTTCTTCAATATTGAATAACATATCTCTAACCGCGATAAAATTCAGTTCGTTTTCACGAACAAATCTCGCGCCGAAAATTGTCTCAAGGTCGGTATATATGGTTTTTCTCATGTTAAACCTCCTATTTCAGTTTTAAATTACCGTCTTTGTCGACGATAATTTCAGCTTTTGTTAAATCAACACTGGTTCCATCTGACTTTTTGGCTTTTAATGCAATGTTAGTAATTTGGTCTAGTTTCTTTTTATCTTCAGATGACATTAAACCGTCTTTTTCATCACTAGCTACAGAAATATCATCAATTAACTTTTGATTCGTTCTAATAGCTGCACTTGTTCTTGAGGTAGTCATTTTATAATTCTTAACAAAATTACTTTTACCACCTAAACCACCGACGGCACTTGCTGCCTCACTAACACGTTTTCTATATCTATCGCTACGTTTGAAATCGCCTAAAACAACATCTTGGCTAACGATTACATTGTCTTTATCTCTTACACAAGTAACCTCTACAATTCTCACGAATACGTTTAAGCCTAATATTGCATGTCTTATGTGTACTGTTTGAGATACTTTGGCTATAGCGTTCGGGTATCTATCATTTAAAACAATAAAATCAAGACTGATTGACGTTTTAACAGATGATTCGATAAGTGTTCTCAACTTATCTTGCATTAATTCTGGATCTTTAATTCTGCCGTCTTTAATTGGCGGGGCGTCATATCTTCCTACATCTTTCATGTTAGGGTGCTCGAATTTAACAATGAAACCTGGATTCTCTATACCTTCGTCATCGTCGTAATCGCCATAACCTACCGCATAGGTGTACATATCCCCGCTATCTTCCTCAATTTTCATGTTATTGGCGTTGATTTCATCATCGATATGATAGTCTGCTTTTTTACTTAAATATGGCGCAAAGACGAAGATATATTCATCTTTTTTATTATCATATTCAATTTCAAATTCTACATCGAAATGTTCAGTAAATTTTTTGATTAATTCTTCAACGCTTTCGCCCTCTCCAGCACTTTCAAATCGAGATGAGCCTAAAGGTTTAGTAATCTTATATTTAAGTCCGGTACCTTTAAAAATTATCTTTAAGAACTTTTCTGCCGTAAAACTACCTTCAATTGAGTCATAAACTCTATAACGTTTAATGATATCTAACGGTTTATATCTACAACTAACTGATACACGTTGATTTTTACCATGTGTTTGTCTATCAATAAGAAAGACAAGATATTCTTTCTTGTCGTTAGGACCTTCTACACGTGATACACTCCAACGTTTTCGAATACCTCTGATAACATCGTAAGTATCTTCATTCTCAATCAAATCGAATTTCAATACTGTATCAGCACCGAGTTTTGAAATCATAGTCGTAGAAGTGTCAACGTACTTGCCACGACCACGCATTGGGCTTATTAAAATTGACATGTTAACACCTCTATAAGTAATAAAATTTCATATCAAACTGCACTGACTTAACAAAATGATTGAATTCAAATTCGTTCCAACCAGGTACAAATTTTGGTTGTGCCCCCGACGATTCGTTATTAATTGGCACACCATTTCTATATGTTTGTGTACCGTCATAGACAATTTTGTCGTTCTTTTTTAGGTTAATACCTTTGATTGTCATAATATCACTGGTACCTAATGAAAAAACAAACGAATCAGTAGCTTTAATATCAGTACCCAATACAATAGTCACTTTCTTGTATAAGTTAGATTGATTGTTAGCAACGTTACCGTGATAATAAACCGCGCTATTATATAGACCGTTAAACGTATAGGTTCTTAAAGAATCGTTCTCATCAAATGGTATGTTCATATCATTCGACCACAGTTCTTTATCTGGTCGTTTTTCTAAATCTAACGATGTCCCAATACTTTCTGCGAATGGTATCTCAGCAGTTTCAAACTTGAGTGAAAAGTTGATTTTCTTTCTGTTTTCTTCTGGAGAAATGACGTCAGAACAAATAACTTGATACTGTCTACCATTTACATAGTAGTTATCGTTAAACGGCTCGTGATTCAATACAAGATTGTTATAATCATCAATTTCTTGATAGTCATCTTCTAGCGGTTGAATAAAACGATAATTTAAATCCCTCGATCTTCTTAGTTCTCTAATATAAAACGGTTCTAAATCATTAGTTAAAGCGTAAAACTCATCACGTAATCTTGGATTGTCATTTAACTTAGTAGAAACAACAAAGCAGTCAACCGTAATAATACGCTTACGATATTGACTGCTTAATAAAATACGTCCACTTGTATTTTCTTTTGTTTCCCATTGTGTTTCACGCTCGGTACTTTCTATATTCACATTGGTTACTTTAAAACCGAAGTCGCCCAATGTGTATTTTTTACCGTTTTTCTTTTTAATTTCTATATCCATTGAACGACCTCCTAAAATGTAAACATAGAATCTTGTTTAGCTAATTCGCCATTAACAATAGCTGTTAAAGCTTCATTGTTAAGATCAAACTCAACTTTAACTAAACGCTTAGACGGATTAGTTTCAAATGTATGCTTGTGATTGATTTGCGTATTTAAATTAGCGTTAGCTTTTTGTAAGTTACTTTGAATATCTGGTATCGCAAGTTGTGAGTTAAATGCTTTAGTAATATCAGTTGCCATTGAGCCCATACCACTAATAACGTTTTTACCTTCTTTATTAATTCCGATTCCTAAACCTTCCATCGTCCATATACCGAATTGACGGAACAATTTAGATGGAGAACCAATATGAAGTGCGCTCTTAGCTGCACTCACTGCGCCACTTACAACATTTCGAGCAACTGACGCAACTTGACTTGCCATTGATTTGATACCGTTGATTAAACCTTGTATTAAATCTTTACCGACTGAAATCATATGACTGATAAAGCTACGTGCAGCACTAACTGCATTAGACACACCACTTCGAACATTACTAACCACGCTAGACATACCGCTCATAACCGCGCTAATGATACCGTGCATTGCACTTGAAACCGCACTGAGCATGTTGTTCCAACCATTACGCACGAAACTAACGACGGCTGAGACTATGCTTGATACAAAGCTAGAAATCGATGACCAAACGCTTGATATCACGCTTGAAATAGACGACATAATTGAACTTGTAACGCTCATCAATGATGACCAACCAGCCGAAACAAAAGCGACAATTGATGACACTATCGAGCTGACAATACTAACAATCGCCGACCAAATCGCCGAAATAATTGATGATAAAGTTGACATAATCGTTGATGTCAGAGTAAGTAACATAGTCCAACCTGTTGATACGAATGTGATGATGGATTGAACAACCGTAGTGATTACAGTCACAAGTAAAGACCAAATAGTCTGTGCTACTGTAACGAGTGTCGTCCAAATTGTCGTTGCTATAGTAACGATATTCTGCCAAACAGTAGCTAAAAATGTACCTAAATTTTGAATCACAGTCATGATTGTAGTGACAATTAACGTCCAAATAGTCTGTGCCACAGTGACTAACGTCGTCCAAATCGTAGTGGCTACGGTTACTATGCCTTGCCACAATGTTGATAAGAAAGTGCCTAGCATTTGAACAACCGTCATGATCGTTGTAACAATACTTTGCCAAATAGACATTGCTATTGCGACTAAAGGACCTAGTATTGTTTGGAATTGTGTAACGATCGTCGTCCATAAATTTGATAGCCAATCGCCTAAAATTTGGAAGATGTTTTGTGCCATTGTAACGATCGTCTGCCAAATTTGTGCTCCTGCATTAGAAATCGTTTGCCATGCACCTTGCCAATCGCCCGAAAGTAACTGAAGTAAAGCAGTAACCGTACTGATGATAATTTCTAGCGCTACCTGTATAACCGCCTTAATAACTTCCCACGCAACTTTGACGATAGTAACAATAGTATTAAAAGTTTGTGCGATGATAGGTCCTAAAACCTGTATCGCGGTTTCAACTACTGCGACGATCTGATTCCATGTATTTTGGAAAATTGGAACTAAGGGCCCCATCACTTCTTGTACTCGAGCAAGTAATTGACCTAAAAAGCCAATGACCGCTTGAATCGCAGCACCTACCGAAGTTGCTATCGCATTCCAGGCACTTGATACCGCATTTCTAACGACCTCTGATGAATTCCATAAAGCAACGAATATAGCAATCACTGCTGCAACTGCTGCTACAATAGCAACTATAGGCGCATTTAAATACATAAATGCTAATGCTATAGTGTCTAACGCTCCACTTAGTGCAGCACCTATCGCAGAAAACGCAGCTAACGCACTCTCTGCACCTGTTAAAGCCATAGCAAATTGAGAAATAAAACCAATAGCTGATAAGATAGGCGGTCCAATCGTCATGAATATACCTGCTAACGTAGCAATTACACCTAAAATTGCACCAATTGCTGGGTGTGCCTCAGTTAACTTAGCAATAAAGTTTGTAATCGCTACTGCAACATTTAATACCGCAGAGGCTAAAGGTGCCATTGCAGTACCAACCGCAATAAGTATTCTGATAATATTACCGACTAAAGTTACGAGCTTAGGTCCATTCTCTTGAATGTACTGAATGAATTGTTTAAAGCCGTCGCTTTCTGCTACTGTGGCGCTCCATTCTGCAAACTTAGCAGACATTTGCGCTAATGACGAAAGGATCATGTGTGTGTTAGGTGCGAATGCCTTCATTAGGTTGAATATACCTTTGAACGTGTTACCGAAAATCTGACCGATTAATGGTAAGTTTTGTTTCGTATATTCAATAAATGATCTAATAGCGTTCTGACCTTCTGTACTTTGCGCCCATTTATTAAATGCTGCGCCCATCTTAACGAATCCTTGTGATACCCATTCTGCTAACGGAGCTAATTGTGTTAACACACTAATAATCCCACTGCCAAATTGACCTGCTGCATTTAGCATATTGTTAAAGATACTTACGCCAGTCGTACCCATCATTTGGAAGAATTTTTGTGCTACTTGTGAGTTTTTAGCCCAATCAAGCATTTTAGCGCTTGCTTGTTCCATTCCTTTAGAAACACCAGTTAAGAATGGTGTTAAGCCTTTTAACGCAACCTTAGCAGTATTAACGCCATTTGCTAACGTGTTAAATATCTCTGCTTGATTCTGTTTGATTAAGCCTGCCCATGTTGATTTAAGGCCGTCCAATGCACTCTGATAATTCTTAACCTCACTAGTTGCTTGTAACGTACCATTCTCGACCATTTGCAACGCCGATACTGCCATAGCACCGAAACCAACCACTCCTGCACCTGCTGCTGCAAATGCTCCTGCAATGCCAACTGCACCACCAGCAACAACACCTGCTGCATTTAACACTGCCATTAAAGCTGGAACGATACTCGCAATTGCCGGAACAAGTAATGAGATGTTAGATAACATGACACCTTTGATCATGTTACTGAATACAGTACCGAATGTACGAATGTCATTCGCCACAGTATCTAATACATTATTAGCGTTTTCTAAACCTTGATGAAATGCTTTTAAGCCTCCAACAGCTTTCTTCTCATCAACAACAAGCCGTGTGCGTACAACGTTAGGTATTGAACGTAACATCGCTTTAAAGATACGAATTTGAGCGACTGCAGCTCTTTGATCAACTTCAAGTTTAGCTTTAGCGCGTTGTCGAGCAAAGTCATTCAACGACTTTTTAACTATAGCGATTTGTTCTCTTGCTCTAGTGGCGTCTGCGTCTAAATTCGCACTATAGTGATGACTTGTGATTGTTTTAAGGTTCGCTTGTAACAATCTAATTTGTGCGTTCGCTTTAGAAACATCGGCTTTAACTTCTACGTCTGGACTATCGTTATCAATTCGTTCTATATATCGCTCTAACTCTGCGATATTTGTAACGGCTTGCGTAATATCTGCTTTTAAATTAGCGTCTGCCTCAACATTATCGAATGACTTGATAATTGCTTTAGCTTGGTTAACTTGTTCACGTAAATGACTAGAATCAATATCTAATTTAGCGTTTGCCTCTGACATTTCGAATTCTTCAATTGCCTTTTTAGCCTCATTGACGCCTTTTGTGACACCAGTCGTATCTGCGTCTAGTTTAATATCTTTGATACTCTCAGCAACTGCTTTAAAGTGTTCTGTATCGCCGATAGCTTTTCTAAACTCACGCTTAAACTTATCTGTATCAGCCTTCAAAGTCGTACTAATTTGATAATCTGCCACGTTCTACACACCTCCAATCTATTTTTTATTAAAGTTAGCAATCATTTGTAATAAATCTTTGTTTGGTTTGTTATCTTCAAACTTCGATTCACTACCGAATTTGAGCGGCTCGCCTTTATTAAGTCGTTTAACATTCGCTTGATAATCGATAATTTCATCGGCGTTACTGAATTTGTATTCCATTTCGCCTTTTTTGCCACCTTTGACCTTTTGTTCTGCTTGTGCGTCACGAATAGCAAAAGCTAGTTTATACATTTCCATATCTTTATCAAGTTGTTCATATTCAAGCGCCCACATTCGATAATTGAATTCACGTAACGTCATCATTTCTATGTCTTTTAAGTTATATATTTTCAACTTACTCATACATAGAACAATTAGACGATCATACGTCATTACATCATCATCGTTTATTTCTTCTTCTTGTTCTTCTTGTACTCGTCTGGCACTAGGTTTTGGGTTAACACATTCTTTCCCAGTTCCTCGATAGTTTCTTCGCAAAATTCTTCGAGTCCTTTGTTCTCGATGATATCTTTTAACACTTCTTCTAAATCTTCGTCAGTTTTAGGTGCTTTTTTATGATGTGCTACTGCCGCTTTAACGATTTTTGACAATGCTGCAATGTTATTAGTGCGTAAGTTAGGTACTAATAAGTTTAAACCTTGCCCTACTGCCATTTGTTCAACATCAAAACCTAATTCTTTATCAATTTCATTTAAAAACTTCAATCCGAAAGATAACTCTAATTCTTGACCGTTAAAATTAATATGCATAATGTAATAACCTCACTTTAATTTGTTAATTTAATAAAAAAAGAGGGCTTTAAGCCCTCATAATTATTTGTCTGACGCTGGTTTAGTAGCTGTTGATGGTTCATTTGGTTGTGGCATGCTTTCAGCAAGTCCATCGTTAGCCGGATCACTTGCAACTGTATCGTGGAAACCGTATTGAGCTTTGTTTTGCTCGATAACGTCCGGTAATGTAGCCCAACCGCGAATTTTTTTCATATAAACGCCATATTCGACCTCGAATTCTGCAATCCCGTCAGCCTCGTTAGAACGAGTGATTGAATTGAAGTAACCTTGTCTATATTCAGCTTTATATTTACCGTTCTTTTGAACACGCTTGTTAATTACCCAAACTTCATACGGTTTATCTTCTTCAGTCGCGTCCTCAACTTCATCTGCTAACGTGTCATCGTGATTCATGTAGCAAGTCCATGTAACTGTACTTTCTAAAGAACCACCGCTATTAACAGAACCGTCCATAGTTGCCTCTGTGTCACGGTCTTTTTCTGTTTCACGTTCCATTTCTGTAATCCACATTACTTTGTCAGCGTCCTCTTTAGCGCCAACCGGACGAAGTAAAATTAATTCATCAGTACCCTGTTTAATTGCCATAGGTTAATACCTCCAATTTATAGTAATAAAAAAAGCAACTCGACTAAACGAGTTGCTAGTGTGCGTTATATTCAATGTTTATAACTGTGTGTAATAATTCTTGGTTTGTTTCTATAACAGTCATTTCATTAACTGTTAGGTTAGGTTGCGTTAACGTGTAACCATCTAATGAAAAATCATTCAATAATATATTTTGAACCTGCATATATAACTCATCATTCGCGCCTTTATCATCACTTACTGACCATATGTGCACGGTAGCACTGGGGGAACCACCGAAACTGTCGAAAGTTAAGCGTGAGATATGGTCGTTAACTGTTTGAATCGCTATGAATGGATATGGTAATTCTTGGTTCAATTCTTTTGTCTCAATGACTGGTACTCCTAATGACTGAAATTGCTCATATAAATAGTTAAATAACTGTAGCTTAGCTGATTGCATAAAAAACACCTCCTAACCGTTTAGAAGGCGTTCAAAATCTTCGTTTATTTGAGTTATAAATTTCTCATATACTGGTTTCATAAACGTTTCTGGTTCCATATATCTCGTACCATATTCAACAAAACCACTATAACCTGCTTGAGAAGTAACCTCATATTCTAAATGCCCATTTTTCGCGCTTTCAATTTGTCGTGCTAGATTACCAGTCCAGTAACCTTTAACAAAGTTTTCTCTTGCACTTAAAACAGTGTCATCTACAAATTCCTTTGCGTTTTCACGTAAAATCTCATCAGCGTCATCGTCAATGTCATCGTGTGCCGTATGCAATGCGCCTAGTAACTCATCTATACCATCAATGCGCATTAGTTAACCTCCTCAACATAAAACACTGTATCGTGCTCATAGTTGATTTTCTTAACGATTAAATACTTAACGCCATTAATATAGGCATGAGTCACTTTCGCCTCAAAATGACCGTTTAAACGAATGATATTGATATCTTTCTTGATGTCGCCAAACTCAACAACAGTTTTCTCTGCAGACAATGGACTAATGTTACATGGTATCGGGTCATATACCCGTTCAACTTTTTCGGTTTTACTCGCTTTCGGATTGTACGCCCCTTTAGTTTCGACGGCAAATTGAACACGTTTGTTGTATCTCAATAGAATCTGATACCACCTTTACGCTCAAGTGTATCAACTGGAAAAAGGGCGTCGATGATTTTATCATAAGCGTCAAAATCGTTTGCCTCGAAACTGTTTGAGCGACCATCTACACTTTCTGATGTCATACCCTCTGCACCTATGCGATTATAACGTTTGCTAGATACTTCAATCACAATGAAGTCTAGTTCAGACGGTATAGCGTCATCTGGTTGCTTTGGTATGCGTGATAATAGTTCAGCCTCAACATTTTCAATTATCGTTTTTAACTGCTCATCTTGTAAATCATCAGTTAATCCAATTCGAGTTTTAACTTTCTTTAAATAATCCATGCGCTAGCACCTTCTTTAACTTATTGAGCCGGTGTCGCAGCTTGTGCCTTTTCTGGTTTGATGTCAACTTTAACTACTGCGTCAATGTTTTCTGGGAACATAGAAATTGCATGCGCCATGATTGTCTCAGTAGTTAAACGGTTAGAGATGATGTCATGTAACACACCAACGAAACCTGTTTGATCTGTTGCGAATGGGAACGCACGAGATAATTCGCCTCTTGGGTTCGCATAAGCAACGTTTAAGTTTTCGGCAACCGTTAACCAAACTTCGCCCTCTGGTACGTCAGAAAATTCGATTACACGTACGCCAACGTAAGTAGTTAATAAGTTTAAACCGAAGAAAGAACCGTTTGAGTTAATTAATCCATCAGCAATGTGACCTGCAACATCGTTAGGGTTAACTAAAGCGATTGGTGTTACTTCTGTATCTAATAATACTGATAAGTTAGCACGTCCTTTTGCTAATGCGCCTTGTAAGTTCTTACCTTCCAATTTAGCTTTGTTCGTACGTTGTTTGTTATTTAAAGCTGCACGTAACATATCAAAGAAGTCTGTTCTGAAACGTTTTTGCACATAACGTAACAACTCGTTGTCAGTTTGGTTAACCGCTAAATCATAACCATGTGCTTGTACTGCCTCAGCTGATGTAGACTTTCTGAATTTCTTGAATTTCAATTCAGTGATGTCGACTTGTTCACGTTCGACTTTAGTCAATGGAATTTCGTCGCCTTCTGCTACGATTCCGTCGTTATTACCTGTTGGATCTACTTTAAAACGATATTGTTTTAATGCAGTACCTACGTTCATAGGAATTTTGTTTGTAATGTTTAAAGCCTCGAATAATTTGTTTAAGTTTTCGCCCATTTTGTTAGCGAAGTCGATTGATTTAGCCTCGCCTAACGCTTGAACGTCAATTAAATTGTTTTCTGGCATAATTAATAACCTCCGTTTTAGTTAAATAAGTGACGATTTCGAGCAATAGCTTGCTGTCTTTGCATATCGTCTTTAATGTTTAAAATATCTTGTTTTGACATACCGCTAGATGAAACATTTTTCGGAGAACCTTGACGTAACGATTCTTTAACTTTGGCTTGTACCATATCGTTTAAGATTTTAGAGAACGATTCAATCTTCTCTTGTGTTTCATCTGCGTCGGTAGAAACCACAAAGTCTAAAATTTCATCATTTGCTTTAATGTCACGTTCATTCAACATTGATCGAGCTGTGTCACGCATTTCATAACGTGCTTGTTTATTGCGTAATTCTTCATTCTCTTTACGCAATTTTTCGTTCTCATACTCTTCTTGTTGATCTTTATTCATCTTTGCTAGCTTTTTAGCCTCTTCAATGGCGTCTTGCTTTTCTTGTTCCTTTTGTTTCATACGACGTTTTAACTCATCGTTTAAGCGTTTGTTAAACTCTTCTTCTGAATAAGTCTTTTCGTCTTTTTCTTCGCCTTCTTCATCAATAGGTTCATTGTTATTTTCGTCAACCTCATTAGATTCATCGGCAAAGAATTGTAATTTAAGTTTTAATTTATCTTGGATATCCATTTGATTACACCTCATTTGTTTACTCTTGATAAGTTTTAAGTCGTTGCATGGTTTGGACTATATACACTTGCGCCTTTTAACGTCATGAGCATGGTTCGGACATAAAAAAGAACCTAAATAAAGTTTTTAGGTTCAAACGATTTCTTATTCTCTTTTTCTTCTTGTCGCTTTGGCTTAGGTGTCGGCTTACTTTCGTTTAGCTTTCTTAATTCTTCCCAAATACCATTTAATGCAGTAACAGCTTGCTTATCATAATTTGACATTAGGGTCGCCCTCCTGTATTGCTTTCTCCAATAACTCAACCTTTTCTAAATCGGTCATGTTGTCTTTAAGAATGTCGTTGGGATCTTGTGCGAATGTTTGTAAGTATTCATCGATAACATTATCAAGTCTTTCTTGAACGCTCATGTTTAACACCTCACTTTTTACCGGAATATTTACCTTTGTTCTTAGCATAGAATTTATCACGCCAATTCGTAATCTTAGGCATTGTTGTACTTCTGCAATGTGCGTGCATGGGCGGTGCATTCACACCTGGTGTCATGTCTTTCACTTTGAACGTTTTACCGTCCATGCCTCTGCATGTATCACTAGTCTTGTTATCTAGCTTAGCGACGTAAGTATATTCGCCATCTTCTCCCATCATCTCGAGATACGATATCTTTTGCGCCTCCGTTTGAACACGAGCCGATTCAGTGATGAGTAAACGTTTAGCCTCGTATGTACTAACGCCCATCTTCTTTTTAAACTCAGCCACGTATTCGTTAGGGTGGCGACCACGTGCAACCACGTTAGTAGTTATACGTTCGACCTCTTTACGTACTTTATCCATATCACGCCACAACCGTTTTGACCATGTTGCGCCTTTAAAGTTACTGTTAACGATTGCTTTAATGTGACGGTCTTTAATACTCACATCGCCTAAAATACCGGATTGTCGTTTCGTTTCACGTTCAATCGCATTAACTAAACCTTTTTCAATCTCTTTTTCTACTCGATAACCGTGTTTCTTAACAGTTAAATCGAGTGTTTGTTTTAACAATTTCTCACGTGAAACATACATCTTTGTGTTGTACTTTTTAAGTTCTTTGTTAGCTTTCTCGCTAAAGTCTTTTGTTTCGACATATTCTCGAGCTTTACCTTTGAATGCAACAACATCAAACTCGTCGATAGTCTTTTTAGCCTCTGTGATAGAAACTCCTTCAGCCGTCGCATATTTAGCGTAGAATGCAAACAGTTCTTTTGCTATCTCTGCATACATTAATGCAATAATACGCTCTATTTCTGCGACCACTTTAGCGTCTTGTACTACTTCACTATCAATTGTGTTCTGTGCGCGTTCAATCCAGTATTGTTTAGCCTCTGTCATCTTCATCATCTACTTTTTCGTTTGATGGTTGATTATCTTGCTCAAACGTTTCTGGATATTCTAATGCGTCAGATTGTTGTTCTTCTTTCTCGCGCTCCTTCTTCATCTTCTCAAGTTCTTCGTTAGGATCATCGATGAAGTCGAGTAACGATAAGCTAGTCGATTCAGAAATCTGACCATGAACCGCATTGAACGCCTCAATTGATTCCATCATCGATTTCGGTAAGTTAGGAGAAAACTGTATCTCAATTTCTTTGTAAGATAATTGCGTTAAGTTCTCGATGTTGATGTTGTTAAATAACAATTTGTAACGTTTCATCAGACCTTTTTTAAATAAGCGTTCTTTAACCGCTCTTAACTGCTCAAGCCCAAACAACTTGTATTGCATAGCTTGACCGGATTGAACGCCACTAAAGTTTTCATCATTTAAGTCTGGTGTGTTCGTTTCTTTGTGTATATCTTTCTGCAAACGACTTTTATATGCCTCTGTACCTGCTACGTCGTATTGTTTATAGATATATTTAACATCTGCTTTACCTTCGTTACCATTCGCATTCATTGACGGTCTAATGTGGACCATATTCGCGTCTTGGAATGCTTTAGCGTCATCGCCTTCTAATTCCATGTTACCGATAATAGCTAACATAGCGTCATTTAAATCCGACATATAGTTAGCTGTATCAGATTGAGCGCTATCGTATGCGTCAATCTTACTCAACACATTTTCAAAGTCGCCTTGTTTGAATTGGTCGTTAAGATATTCGATCACTGGTACATCGTTGTAGTAATGCGGCACTGTTTCGAATGTTTGAAACTTACCATTGTTGATTTGAATGTAATGAATATCAGTATCGGTATATACTTCGATATGTTGAATTGGTATCTTTTGTGCGTTTTCTTTTTCGTAGTAGCGTACACCTGCAACAACTTTCTTATCTAACGTCATATCATATACGACAAATGTATTCTTTGGATCTAGTAATTTGAACGTGTCTTTATCTTCAAAATCACGATAAACGATTTCGTATGCTCTACCGTAAATTGATAAGTTCAACGCTAAATCACTGTTAACTGCGTCTGCGTCATTATTGTCGTTTAGTTCGATTAACTTTGCGTTAGTATTTTCGTCTTTGTGAGTAATCGTAATTGGATTACCTGTCAGATAACCAACAATGAAACGTGACACATACTTTGCAAAGTTATGTACAACACGATGGTCTGACTTAGTATCATCTAGTCTACGCTTACCGCTCAATATACCAGTGTTACGTGCTAGGTAATAATCTTCCAACGTTTCTAATCTCGGCACTTGGTCTTGTTTATGCTTATTGACAAAATCTCGAAGTGTTTCTTCTTGTAGCAGTTCGTCAATATCTTCGACTAAAAAGTCATCGTTAGCATTTCTCGAGAACCTAGCTTTATTAACTAATTCTTTATATCTATTATCCATTAACCTCTTAACATTCCTTTCATTCGACGTAAATCGTTCACATCTTCTTTTTCGGTACGTTTGAATATTAAATCTTCAAGACTGTAACGCAATGCGTCTAGTGCGTGATTGTTTTTGTCTATCGGTTTGTTTAACCAGTTACCTTCATTATCTTGGTCGAACGTGTATGTGTTCAGTTCTTCGATGGTATGTTCGCATGATGGGTGCACATATATTTTAAAGCCTTGTACATACTGAACGCCTGCCATGATAGAACCACCTGGTTTAAACGCTGCTTTAATTTTACTAATACCATTGTTGCGTAACTCTGTAATCAAACGCAATTCTCTATCTGCTTTTATCTCTGCGTCTTTCAAACCTTTATCGACAATCATTTGATATATCTCATCAGTGACCATTGCCTTCTCGTAATGTTCATCGTAGATATACAGTTCTTTATTATCTAAATCAACGACCACACTAACTAATGCAGTAGGATCGTTTGTGAAACCAAAATCGATAGCATGCACTTTCAATTGCGTTTCTTTATACTTCGCAAACCAATCAAACTCAACAACCTCAAAGTTATCGTAAACAAGTCCCTCAGCAACTCCCCATTCACCATCACATACAATTCTTGCACGTCGTGGATTAGTACGATATAAATCTTCGTAACGGTCAATGTCGGCTTGGTCTAACCACTCGTTAACTCTGTACGTTGTTGTATACGAAAACGTGTTTTTTAGTTTAGTATCTTCATCGAAAAAAGTACGTTTAAGCCAATGACGTTCTGACCACGGGTTGAATGTCACTGTTATCTGTTTGAAGAAATCTGGTGCGTCGATACTACCGCGAATTGATTCGGTTACGGTACTAAACTTATCAAACGTTTCAATCTGGTAACATTCCTCAAACCATGCCCAACATAGTATGCCTTTATCTACTGTGATAGAAGTTATCTTCAGAGGATCGTCCATTCCTCTGAATAATATTTTCTGGCCAGTAGGCTTATACGTTATCTCTGGCATACTTTCGTTGAATTTAAATAAGTGGGCAACTCCCAATTGGTTAGCCGCCCACTTTAAATCAGTGTATGTTGATTGTTTGTTAGTATTACTAAAACGTCTTACAACGAGCAAATTAGCCCACTCGTATTGCATTAATCGGTAAATGAAGTTAAGTGCCGTTGTCTTACTCTTTTTGCTACCACGTGAGCCTTTAACTACCCTATACATGTCTTTATTGTGCCAAAATCTGTTGTACCCACCGCCAATTACTTTTGACGGACTGACTAGCTTTCTTTTAGTCATCTTCTGGCACATCGTCTACGAATATAGGTGTAGTTAACTCGACTTCTTGTTTCTCAGTCCACATGCGATAACGTTTACCGAGTAACTCGGCCGCTTTGGTTCGTGCCGAAGTATCGGAACGTTTTTCATGCGCTTGTATTTCCGAAACGAAGTCGCCCACCGGTACATTCATCAACTCAACGTCATTAACCTGTCCTCGCATTACCGAAGTAAGATACTGCATAATTTCGTCTTGGTCTGCTATAGTTTCTTTTTTGAGTTCTTCAAGTCGTTCATCAATGTAACTTTTTACTCTCTCATTTTCTAACAATTTATTTATGTTACCTTTTGCATAGTTATGACTATAACCTGCATTAACTGCCGAATGATAAAGGTTGCCTGTTTTAATATACTCATCTGCGAATCTTTGTTGTTTCAAAGTTAGTTTCATGTCATATACCACCACTTTCACGCTAATTGCTTAATAGATTTTAAAATACAAAAACCTACCCGAGTTTCTCTCGGATAGGTCAATTTTTAAGGAGAAAATATGAATGTTCTACGAAAAATCACAATATAAGGGAGGTGTCGTTGTTCTGTAAAATATATAAATACTTTACACTATCATAATATCGTCATTTAGGTGTCAAAAACTGTCATTCTACTGTCAACTTTTCAATATTCTCCCAATTCCTCTGCCAATCTCAATATAACTTTCTTCTTAATCCGGTGGAATGTGCTTTCAGATATATGCGTCTCATCACACGTATAAGCCATTGTTTTCTGGCCGAAGTAATAAGTCTTAATCACGTCTTTCTCCTTCTCTGACGATCTGTTAAACACACGCTCAATAGCTGTTTTATACGTTTTGATATTTCCTAACCTTATATCGCTCAAGTAGTTCGTCACAACCGTTTCAACTTTCGACGTGTTTGACGGTTGATGTTCCCCACCTATATTCGTGTCGGTTCTAATGTAAGGGTATCGTGCTTGTTCTCTAATATCACGAATGCGCTTGTCGTAATTCGGATAGTCACATAGTTCATCTTCTAGCTTTCGAACCGTCGACAACTTCAATCCGTATTTTTTCTTTCTGCTCAATTGGTTTCCTCCATTCTCAAGTAATCAAAAGGTATTCCATTAACGCTCTGTACCGGTTCTTTATCTGCGAAGTAACTATAAGGTATGCTTTTACGTTCTGCCGTCGATTTATAGTTAACATAGTCTTTAATGTCTATCGTGTACATTTCTTCGTATTTCTGGAAGTAGATTAATAAAAATGCTTTACCACCTAATTTATCCACACTCAATAAATACTGTTCTTGATGTGGTCTAACGTTATCGAATTTCAATGCATTTGTTGTGGTATTCTTAGCGTCAAATGCAACTGATTGACCGCCCTTTAATGTGCCGATAAAATCGACAGTGCCTTTTGCTTTAAAACGCGCTTTTTGAGTTCTTGTGTTATAACTTATGTTCGTTGGTACTTTATCAATGACCGCTTGACCTTTATTCTTATAAAGTCGGTTACATCGTTCAATAACATGTTCTAGCCACATGCCTCGATTACCGTAATTGCTCATCGTTTTCGCTCATTTCTGCTTTTAATGACTATCCAAATTAAATATAAGAGTGGGATTAATACAATGTACCAGTCCATCAATTACCCCTCCTCTGAGAATTTTCTTCTTTGGTATCTGTGATGATATAAAAAACCGTATTCGTCATACCAAAAATTATAAATACCATCATCTGTGTCATGCCGATAATAATAAAGTATTCGGTTAGTCATGCTGTCAGTACCTTTTCGCGGCTTTGGTAATCGTTCTGGATAAATGTTTTCGTATCTTTCTTTGATATTAGGGCTATCCATTTCTGACACACTAGATATAAGTTTATCTGTATTTATTTCCAAAAGGTCTTTCATCGGATCAAAACTAATTCCATAATCTTCCAACGCTTGAAAAGCAGCTCGATATTGTTCTATCAGTTCTTCATTCGCATTTGTCATATCAATCCGACACCTCAGCATTCAAATGAAAATGATCAAATTCATTAAAGTCTTGCGGTGGGACGTCAATATCGTCTTGCTTATACTTAACATGCTCAACAACATAAGTAAGTAAACGATAAACCTCAATAGCTACGACACTAATTAAAAATGTTTTGATACACTCTTTTCTATTCATCTTTAGCACTCCCTTTATATTTCAACATTTCGGTTCTATACATTTCTTTTAATGTTTCTTCATCTGGCGATTCGATACCATACTTCTCGTATGTTTCGATAGCATGCGTAGCGTAATCATGTTCCATCTTGTCTCTTTTCTCTGCGTTACCAGCTATATACTCAACCGCCTCATCTTTCAAAGCGCTCATTTTTATAACCTCCATTCACATATTCATCATGTGATTCCATCAAACGAAGATAACCATATACAAAATCGACAATCGCGTTAACGTCCATTGTTGCTATGCCAAATGTTTTAGTATTAACAAAATAAACGCCTTCTCTTTTTTCTTCGATAACACAGTTGCCAACTTCGATAGTGTTGTTCTCATCAGAATTGATATGGTATTCGGACGGTATATCGTGTTGATCTAATAAGATTATTAATTTGTCCATTGTTTACGCTCACTCCTTAACAATTATTAATGCACTATGCGAACCGAAATCAATATGTGTTTCATCATCAACTTCCCAAACTCGTATATATGACGTGATAGGTAAGTCTTTTAGTTCGGGTATCTGTTCTTTCATTTCTGACCAATCAGAACCTTTAACGACCTCGCCTAACTTGATTCCTCTTTTATGGTGATTCTTTCTTAAATATACTTTTGAATATTGCGCCACTTCCCACTTACTCCTTACCGAGTATTTGCTTAACCTTAGTTAGAATATCTTTATTTTTAAACCCGTCGAATTCGACCACTTTAGAATTACTATAAGTCTGATTCTTTGATAAACGTTCCATTAATTGTTTTTCCTTTTCTCCCTTTGATTTCGTCATACGCAAACTGTAAACACTCCTGTAAACTCATATCGTATTGTTGAGCTAATATAATCAACGTTACAACTGTATCGCCTATACCGTCTTTTAAAGCCTCAATATTGCCACGTGATAAAGCTGCTCCAACTTCTCCAGCCTCTTCGTAAAACTTCAACGCTTGTCTATCCGGATTGCCATTGTGCAAATCTTTATCCTTACTCCATTGTTCTACTTGTTTAATTAATTGATCTACTGTTAATTGATTAGTCATTTATTGTTCCTCCTCGATTTCTTGAACTTCTACAATTTCTCTTTGCAACTTCACATTGTTAGGATGACTATTAAATGCTTCTTGACCTTTTTCTTTAGCTTCTTCGATATTGTTCGCTTCGACTATATAACATGGATGAAAAAAGAAGGCTGGATGAATAAACGTTTCAAACATCACTCTATATTTCTTCATCACTACCACGCTCCAAATTACTTAATAAATTTTGAAACTCATGTGTTCCGTCGAGTTCTTCCATGCGTTGTAATTGTTGTTTTACAACTCTCTTACCAACTAATATATTTGCTATCTCAATAGTTGGTAGATCATTTGAAATTTTATTACTTTTACCATGAAGCTCAATATACTTTTGTGTTAATTCGTCTTTTAGTTTTATCCACTTGTTATCCTTCATTGTGTATCACTCCATAATCTACTAACTAAAAATCCATTCTTGAATAACATCATTTACTTTTTCGATATATTCTTCGTTCGTAAACTCATCTTTATCAATGTTAATATCTAAAATTTCATCAAACGCCTTTGCCTTCTCTTTAACTTCTGCCATATCATTGATTATTTTGTCGCGTTCTTTTGATACATCATATAAATTACCTTCTATTTCATAACTTAATTTAACTTCTTTATCTAATTTTCTCTCTAACGCTGCATTACGCTCACGCAACTTAGCCATATCTTCGATGAGTTCGTTACGTTGTTGTTTGTACGCGTCACGTTGTTGTTTAAACTTCCACCAATCGCTACGTGGATATGATTCATCTGCATCTAGTTTATTATTTCTAATATACTCTTCTATTTGTTCTCTAGTTGGATATGTCATTTACTCAACCTCCAACTTTTCTAATAATCTATCAGCATAGTTTCTCGCTTTTTTAATATCCTCAATCTCATTTTCTTTTCTGCCACTTCTAACCGGATATTTAATCATGTTGCCTTTCATAAAACCTTTGAATTCTTCGAACGGTAGTTGTTGATATAAGAAATCAATTACATCGATACCGTCTTTACCTTCGTAATGTGATGGTCGCTTATCCATATCGAATTTACGCGTAAATGGTTCGTTTACTTTTACAAAGTCAAAATCATCATTAATGGTCATTACTTTATCGTTATCTGTAACGATCTCGGCATACCATTTAATACCGAAAGTTGCACTTTTAACATATACATGGTTAACAATTGCTTTGTGAGTCAAACTAAACATTGGTCCATCTAATTGAAATTTGATCACATCATTTTCTTTTAAATCTTCAACCCTTACTCTTTCGATTTCTGTCATTAGAATTCCTCCACTTCTACATCGTTTATTCTGTGATACTTCTCAAATACTTCCGTTGGATCTTCTTGTATATCTTCGATAAATTGTTCTTTGTCATTAACATTTGCTGATACGATAACTTTGATTGTTACTTCGCAATCTATTCGTTCCTCTGCCATGCGTTTCACTTCCTACAAATATTCAAATAGGTTCGTCTGATGACCTTTAGTTAACTTTTCGTTATTGATGAACGTTTCTAATTCTTCGTTTGTTAAATACCATCGTTTACCTTCGTAATACGTTTTGATAATGCCACTCACTCTGTACAAACCAGTTTTATTATTAGGAATAACTGAAATCATTTTGTTACCTTTACTATCAAATAGATAAAACTTATCTTTTAAAGCCATGTCATACCTCCTAATATTCGACGATAGCAGGGCGTATACGACGTTCTGCTAGTTTCCGATAATAAGTATCTTCTAACTTCTTTTCGTCGCCCTGTGCGTCGTCTATGAGTTTCTGAGCATACACATCAGAACACTCAAGATTTTGTTTGATTTCTTGTAATGTAATCAAAATTTAAGCCCCCTTGTCCTATAGTCTTGACCGTCCATTTTGATTAGCGTTGTATTACTCATGATTCTGCTAAATATACGTTGCATATCTTTATTTCTAGTCATTTCTTTTTCGTCCAGGTTAGTTGTAAATATATTGTGCTTACCTACTCTGCTTTCGACTAACTCGAACATCTTACTTGTTGCAAATTCATTCATGTTGATACCGAAATCATCAAACACCATTAGATCAACATCACTAATAATTTGTGCTAGCTCTTGTTCAGTCATACCATTTCTGTTGTTGTAGGTATTTTTAATTGTGGAAATAAGCTGTGGTACGTTCATATAAAGCACTGTGTAACCTTTTGCCTTAACTTCTTTTACAATACTCATAGATAAATGCGACTTACCTGTACCAAATGAACCTTGTATCAGTAGCGATTGTTTATTATCTAATGTGAAGTTTTGGGCGTACCTTTGACACAAACCTTTAGCATAATTTAGCTTTTCTGATGTTGGTTCATAATTATCAAATGTCACTTGAGCTAAATTGTCGTTTATTATAGATTGTTTAAATATTTTCTCTGCTTTTGCCTTGCGTTGTTTCTTGCGATAGTTTTCAGTTGATTGTTTGGCTAGTGCTATCATGTCGCAGTCGCAACCGTCTTTAACTACTTGACCATTATCAAATTCGTAATAGTCATATGTGCGACCACAATCATTACACTTCAAACCAAATTCCTGTTTAACTATCTTGTTTTTAAAACCTGCTTGCTTTGCTAGGTTCTGAAAAGCCTCCATCTCATCACTCCTTTAGAACGGTAGATTTTCCATATCCAATGGCTGTGCGTTATCAAATGCATTAGCATATGGATTGTTAGACTCTTCTTGTATTTCTTCGCTGTAGTCATTCATATAACTTTCATTAGTAAGAAATGTTTTAGGATATTTCTGATATTGTTTATCTTTAATCGTTTTAAGATATTCTCTAGTGCCTTGCATGATCTGTTCGAATGAATGTTTTTTAAGACAACTCTTGAATTTAGAAAAGGTCAGTTTCTTATCTTTCTTCTTATCATAAAGTTTCCACCATTCTTCAAAACGCTCACGCGTAACGTCAGTTGCGCTATTATTAATTGTGTTACTGTTATTTGTATTACTGTTAATTGTATTACTGTTAATTGTAGTGGGCTGGCGGTCGACCGGTCGGTCATCAACGGGTCGGTGGTCGACGGGTCGGTCATCAACCTGTCGAGGATTATGAAATAATGTATATAAGTTACTTCCATATATATTGTGTGTTTGTTTTCTTTCAACAGTTAGATACCCATTTTCAACTAATTCTGTTTTTGCTCTTAAAAATCTATGCTTACCAATACCTAATTCATGCTTTATTAAATTAACACCAGGAAATGCATTTTCATCTGCACCAGCGTATGCTGATAGATAACTATAAAGTGCTTTCGCCTCAATACTTATATTCGTGTCTTTCATTACTCGTTTAAATACAAGACCATAACCAGTAAGGTTAGTAGTTACTTTTTCCGTCATTATTCTCACTTCCTAGTAATTCTGTAACAGTTATGCCCATATCGTCTGCTAATATTTTCAAACGTTTATTATTAGGTTTTTGCTTATTGTTCTCCCAATTAGAAACAACTCCGCTTTTAGCATTAAATCTTTTTCCAAATTCTTCCATTGTTTCTCCTGAATTCTTACGATGTCTGTTTATTTTCCGTCCTAAATTCATTGATGTTTCTCTCCCTTCAACATTTTGTTTAATTTCTTATCAACTTTGATCCAACTATTGTGCAAATGATATTTATCATCAAATGACTTAACACCAATTGCGTGCTGTTCATTATGATGTTGTCTACATAGCGCTAACACATGTTTGTCGTAGTGATTCATCTTATTTCTGTTCATTCCTCTACCAACTGCCTCATAGTGCGCTAAATCAGCACGTTCAGTACCACATATCACACAATGTCGTGTTACAGTTGCCCAGTATAAAAATGCTTTATTATCTTTCATCAAATCGCTTGTTTTATATTTAATCGGTATGCGATTTTTAAACACCCATTCGATAATCGCGTCGATAACTTGACCGTAGTAAAACGTTACGAAGTCTTGGAATAAATAACGCATATAATCACGTGGTTGGCCTGTGTAATCTTCAATGTCGTTGCATAGTGCAAATATCAATCTTCGTTGTTTACCAGTTATCGAAAACGGATCTATCACTTTAACATCAACATCTACATCAATATTGTTGTCGAGCAACAAAGTATCTTTATTGCCTAAATCAACACCATCTATGACGACGGAAAAAGTGCCGTCATAGTTTTGTTGATAACTTATAATTTTTGACATTTGATCAACTTCTTCACTTTATAAACAGTATTTTCGCTATCAATTACAGTTTTATGTCCTCTTTTTATACGATTACTTGTATAACCTTTAAATCTTTTTAACCATTTATCTGCTTTTGCCATACTATTGAATTCTAGTTGCATATTAGTATCTATTTGAGTTAGTTTAACTTTCATATTAGTTGTCATAAGATCATTCTCAAACGCGTGTCTGTTATTCTCTAAATGAGTACACCATTCAAGATTTTCTAAAGAATTATTTTTGGGATTTCCATCAATATGATTAATGCACTCTTTACCTTTTATCTTTGGTATAAAAGCAAATGCCACAAGTCTGTGAACTAAAAAATCTTTAGGTTTACCATCTTTCCAAAGTGTCACTCTTACATCTCGACCGTTAGGCGTTTTATCTTTTAGATATCGTTGTTTCCAATGCCTCCATGTATTGTACTGACTTGACCAACTAACTTTATCTTTATGAGTTCTCACTCTACCTTTGTTACTAACCTCGTATATGCTTTCATAGCCAACTACATCTTTCCAAATCTCGTCATTCATCTACATTAAGCCCCCTTTGTAGGGGCAAAATCAAAAGGGAGATCATCATTATTTATATCGTAGCCATTATTGAATGGATTACCTTGTTGCGGTTGATTCTGAGGTGGTTGGTTCTGTGGTGCTTGATTTTGTTGCGGTGGTTGGTAACCATTATTTTGAGTTTGATAATTGTTATTCTGCGGTGGCTGATATCCATTATTTTGTGGTTGGTAGTTACCTTGTTGTTGATAGTTATTGTTTTGAGGCGGTCGGTAACCGTTATTTTGTTGTGGTTGATAATTATTGTTCTGTTGTTGTTTTTGTTTATTACCACTGTCAAGAAACTGAACGCTATCCGCTACTATTTCTGTAACAAAAACCGTTTGCCCATCTTTTTCATACTTTCTTGATTGTATTCTTCCTTCAACGCCACATAGTCGACCTTTTGCTAAATATTTCCCTACTTGTTCAGCTTGTTTTCTAAATACAACGACATTTAAGAAATCCGCCTCACGTTCTCCTTGTGCATTTGTAAAACTTCGGTCAACCGCTAATGTGAATTGTGCGACTGTCACGTTTGATTGTGTTTGTCTAACGTTAGGATCTTTCGTCAATCTACCTACTAGCGTTACGTTGTTGATCATTATTATTTCCTCCTAAAAATTGTTTTTTAAGTGCTACGACTTCTTGCAATGCTTTCATAGTATCTGCAACGCTTAATCTGTCATAAGAAACGATATTAAGACTTAACATGACGTTCTGTTCTGTATCGTTCATCGCATTAGCAAATTCTTGAATGTTTTTCTTTAATACTTCTATGTCATGTTTTTCTGCTTGTGTGTATTTTTGTTTTTTCTGTCTCGCGTCTGGATCATCTTCATCTGTTGGTATATTTAACAATTTCAAAATGAAGTATCTTTCTGCATACGTTAAAGCTGTACCATATGCTTGAGCGACATCTTGTTGTTGTCCAAATGCAGCGAAGTTAACGATAATTTCTTCTTTCGTTACACTATCTACAATGTGATATTGCATATTCAACATCACTGCATGTTCTGTTTTTCCTTTACCGTTTTTAGTTTCAAAGTGTTCGAAACTTTCTACTGATGGAAACATTAACAAGCCATGTTCTTCCATTTTCGGACGCATTTTATATAAAATCTGACTGCCTTCAACGTAATCGAAATTGTAACCTTTAGCGTCTTTAGTTAATTCTTTGATACTCGCTTTCACTTCAATTAATTTCTGATAAACGTTTAGCTTTTCAGCCATCTAATCGCCTACCTTTACTGTGTATGACATTGGTTTTTCAACGATGTGAGCACCTTCCAACACTTCTCCGTTTTCATCGATTAATGTGCCGCCCTCTGTTATACCGAAATTCTTCTTAATATCAGCTTGATTAAGTTTTTTAGTTACTTTCACATAGTCGTTTAAACCACGTTGTTCAAGTTGTTCGATAACTCTGCTTTCATTACTAACTTGAATCACTTTTGAACCTTTACGAGAACTAACTTGACCGTATGGCGTTTTAAGTTTGAATTTATCGTCTTTCTCTCTTTCTTCGCGATAATAATCAGTAACTAATTGTTCAAGATAACCTTTTCGATTCTGTAGATTTTCTGTTTCTTTTTGTTTCCATTCTTTAATGCGTTCTATTTCTTGATTTGCTAGTTCGTTGATTTCATATTCTTTAGCGTTGATTGCGTCAAGTTTCTTAAAAACCCAGTTAGCTGATTTGAGGTCGGTTACTTTAAAGCCTTCGTTTTGTTCGACATTAGTTAACTCTTGTTCTTGTAATTTATTCATCATTTTCGTCCCCCATTATTGCTTTTTTCAATTTAGTAGCTATGATGATGTTAGATAATTGTTCGAATTCTTCTTCGCCTGCTAGTAAATTAACTAAACTAAACGAATTACCGACTATTAAACTTGATTTAGCATAATTGTCATCATTTTCTTTTTCGGAAATACCAATACAAGAAAATATAAATGGTTCGAATTCTGTTTCTTCTTTAATCTTTTCGATTAAGTCTCTTAACTCTTGATGTTTTTCTCCAAATAAATCTGTGATTTCTGATCTGTTCATATCTTTTAATTCTTTAGTCATAGTTGACTACCTCCACTTATTTTGATTTAATTTAATTAGTTGTAATTATCTATTTGTATCTTTTTGACTGTTTGCTATCCCACTAGCATTCAGTCTTTTTTGTATCTAGAAATTCTCTTAAGTCTTTGATTGCTTTGTTGTAACCACTTTTATATGCTTTGTTCATATTTTCGTTTTCGTATTTCGGTGCTTTTATATCATCTCGTTGTCCGTTTAAAAATTCTTTTAATTTATTTCTGGCATTATCAGTAATCCTTCTATATCCGTCTCTGAGCTTAATGTAATATGATCCTGTATGCCCTAATTTGAAACCCATCTCTCTGATTGTTAATCCCTGCTCTTTTCTTCTATTTTCAACTTTTTCTATTAACTCTTTATCAGTCATCTTTACTCCTCCTCTACTTGAAAAAATTCATATTCAAAAAATACAAATACTGCGATACTGATTAACATTGCGATACCTAGTGCAGTTGTGAAGTAGATACCTGCAAATGTAAGTGCTAGTGATAGTACAATCCATGATAGTAATGCGATTAAGAATGATTTGTTCATTTCGATTCCTCCAATGCTTTTAATGTTTCTTGTGAAAAATCTACGTGAGGAAACTTCTCTTGTACCAATTGAATAGGTATCTTTCCTCTTATTGCGATGTATCCTTCTGATTCTAGTTGTTCATTTAATTCTCTAATGATTTTTGACGCAGTTGATTTTGATATTGGCAAAATCTGGCATAACTCTTTTGCGTTAAGATGATTTTTTATCATGATCGGCACTTCCTTTCGTGTATAATTTATTTATCAACCTAAGGAGGTGGATAAATATGGAATTAAAAAATGATTGTATTCGTGATGTACTACTAACAGTTGAAAGACAAGAATTTGAAACTCAAGTAAGTAGTTTTGAAATTCAAAACAAAATTTCTGAATATGAATTAAACGACATTATTTACACAATCAAAAAACTTAAAGAAGCTGGTTTTCTCGAAGTAGTGACTGTTATGGATAGTGCGCAATTTATTGTTATCGATATTACTTACAATGGTCATTTGCTTTTAAACGATATACGGGATGATAAAGTTTGGAAAAAGACTAAAGAGCATGCCTCAAAACTCTCTTCTGTGTCCATATCGATTCTTCAACAACTCGCTACAGCAAAAGCTAAACAAATGCTTGGTTTACAATAATTTGAATTCTATCCCGTCAATTAATGCATATAAGTTATTTTTGATTTGTGGGTATCTTTCAGCTAAGTTACAATAATTATTAATTAATTCGTTAGATTGAAATATTGGTCGTCTATTACTTGCTTCGTCATAGTAGTAATAGATGACTTTTTTATTTTGTTCCTGCATTTGTTGTCCTCCTTAATTTGTTTGTTCGACGATTTTACTTCCCACCACTTCCCAATCATCAGCTAATAAGTCTTCTGCCATTGGTTGCCACAATGGATAGAAGGCTTTTTGCCTTGGCTTCACAACTACGTATCCATAACTATTTGTAGGTAAAAGTTCTAAGTTGTCTCCTGGTTTTCTAAATGTTTCATATTCAGATGAGCGATAAATTGGTTTACCTCTTTCCATAGCTAACTTTGTTGCCTCTTGTATATTCATAGCGACCTCCTTTAAGTTGTTTGTTCGATTGTGCAGTTTGGTATAATATTTTTATCTCCTTATGAAAGGAGGTGTACAATGTGGACAAAATTTATTTCGACCCTCAACAATTTGCAAATGCATATTTAAGTACTCAAGAATTCAAACCAAGTAATTATGAAAGCGAACAAGATATGCTTGATGAAGCATTTGCTGTATATTTAATGGCGTTTGAACATGCTAGAGCTTTTGTTGAGAAGAACCAAAACGACGAGTAGTTTTAACATTTTTATTGTTTGTAAAATTAATTGTCGTTTTTCTAGTATTTACTTCAATCTTCATGACCTTCCACGTCACAACTGCCATTGTGATGAGGAGGGTTGTTTTGTATAGCTTATTCATTGTGTTCACTCCTTTAAGTTGCTTATTCGATTGTGGGTTATAGTTCGTTTGCTAAAAACTTGTTAATAAAGTATTGTTGACCTTTGCCAGTTACTTTAGGCGTCTTACTAATTGATGTATGACCATCTGAATGAGTAATCGACGTTTCTTTGATTTCAAAAAGTCCACGTTCCATTGAATATTGTGTTGGCATGTTATAATCGACACCTTGACGTTTAATAAGGAATCCATTTTGTCGTAACCACTCAAACAATCTCCTTTGTCCTATATCTACTCCGTTTTGTTTAATGATTTTTGCCAACTCGCCTACTAAAATAGATGTTTTAGTTGTAGCCACTGCGTCGGCAAACAATACTTTAGGTTTATCTTTCTCTATTTGTGTTTCCAGTTGGTTGATTGTGTTATTAGCCATCTTCAATGCACGTTTCATAATCATTTCTGGACTGTTCCATGCTTTCTCTACTTGTATAAAGTATTGTCTAGCACGTTTACCTGGTTCACTACGTTGAATCATTGCGATTTCTTTTGCGGTGTCTAATGTTAATGCGTGATCAGTCATATTTTGATAACCGCCTTGGGTAAGACATTTTTGGGTCACCCTTGTAAAATCGATATTTTCTTCAAAACCGTATTCAGACATTCTGCTAAACCATTTTTTGTATTCAGTCTTAACTTCTAATGCTTGATGAAGTTCTCGACCACTGATTGCGATTTCTCCATTTTCTTTTTCTTGAATATTGAACATCTCTCCGATGTTTGGTTTACTTTGTAAATCTTGCATTTATTTTCCTCCTTATTAAGTTGTTTGATGTTCTTTTTCTTCGACCAAAACGTATTTAAAATACGATTCATCTTTTAAAAAAATAATCTCATCAATAGAGATATCTAAAGTTTTAGCAATTTTAAATGCGTCTTTAGGTTTAATGATTTCTGGATTGTTTTCCCAAATGTTATAAGTTGATGGCGAAATACCTAATTTGCTAGCAAAAGATGATTGAGTATATCCTTTTCTTTTTCGCCATTCATCTAACTTTAGGTTTTGTTTAATGCATTTCATTTTTTAACCTCCTCGTTAAGCTCTGATTAGAGTATATCGAATTATAAATACGATTTCAAGTATTTTTCGTAATTATTTTTAGGAAATACATAATTTTATTTTTGTAAATCGTATTTTTATTGTTGCAATTACGATTTTTCATAGTATAATAATAAGTGTCAAAACATCACATATATAAGGAAGGTAATTAAAATGGCTTTCAAAAATTCCATCAAAGAAATCAGATTGGATAATAGATTATCAAAAGTTGAAATGGCTAAAAAATTAGATGTTTCCGAAGGCACTATCAGAATGTGGGAAAACGGTAAAAATGAACCTAGAATGGGAATGATTGAAAAAATATCTAGCTTATTCCATGTTTCAAAAGGATATTTATTAGGAGAAATAGAAGAATCAACAATACCAGAATTTGATGGCGAAATTGATATCCCTTATTATGGTAAGGTTTCGGCTGGTAACTTTGAAGAAGTGACAATTGAAAACCAATCACTTAAAGCACCGTCATTTGCTTTCAATGGTCGCAAGCCTAGTGAATGTATCTCTTTACAAATCAACGGAGATAGCATGAATAAAATACTTGCTAACGGCTCATACATAATCGTACATGACTATAGAATTAATCAAAATTACAAATTGAATAGTAATGATATTCTAGTTTTGCGATTAGGTGGAGAGTACACTGTAAAGCGTGTTAGACGCACTGAAACTAAATTACATTTAGATCCAGTTAGTTACTCTGATGAATTCAAGACTAACTCTTATGATTTAGATTCAATTGATGAAATAGAAGTAATAGGTAAAGTTATCTATAATTACCAAACTTTTGATTAATTAGGAGGTTTTATTATGGAATGGGAATATTACGATGAAGAGCCTAAACACTGGGATGAATTAGTAAAAGTTCCTGTGTACAGTATGGAACAATTAGAATATATGATAAAAAACGATATACCATTAACTGAAAATAAAGATGTTTATAGAGATTAACAGCGTCCTAGTGACGCTTTAATATAAATTTTATCAATAAAGGAGAAATGTAGAATGAAAAAAGTCTTATTTATTTTATTATCTTGTTTCTTAGTTTTAGTGGCATGTAGTAACAACAATAACAATCCCAAAAAGTCGACGTCCGTTGATGAAAACAAAGTACAATTCACTAATGATACTTTAGTCCTTGATCAAGCTGTTTTAAAAATAAAAGACACATTTTTAGTTAACGATAAGGATTCGGATAACGGAAAGAAATTATTAGCATTTAAATACGAGGTTAAAAGTAAAGACGGAGATGAACAAATAACGCCAATGAATGTTTGGATTGCGTCAATGGAAGCCGTTCAAGATAGCGAAAATACCGAAAGTAAACTTGAAGTTGGTCCAACGCCTAATACTGGTAAATTCGAAGAATGGGACAAACACAACAGCGATGTGATTAAGAAAGGTAAAACTGCTAAAGGTATTATCACTTATGAGTTAGAAAATGATAAGCAAGTAACGCTGAAAGCTACTAAAGGTACAGAAGGCAAAAAACTTGGCAGTAAGAAAATAGATGTCAGTAAATTAAAAACTGTAGATTATTCAGCTGTTGAAGATATTACAAACAATTAAATATAACAAAGGGGAAATGTAAAATGAAAAAGGTTCTATTTTTAATTTTTGCTAGTTTATTAGTATTAGGTGCATGTGGACAAGATGAGGATAACTCGAATAAAGATGATAATAAAAAGTCAGAAAGCAAATCAGATAAAAAGTCTAACGATCCAAAGAAAGATAAGAAATTAGAAAACAAGGATAAATCAAACAAAAACACTAATGATGATAAACAAGAAGCTAGTTCAGATGATAGTAATAATGATACTGCTAACAATGAATCTGAAAGCACATCTAAAAACGATAATAAGAAAACTCAAAGTGCTAACAGTAATAATGAACGTCCACAGGGTAAGACAGTTCAACCAACGCAACAAAACAACCAACAACAATCTAACAATAACCAACAACAAAGTAGCAATCAACAATCACAAAATAACAATAATTATATGACGCAAGATGAAATTAACGAATGGAATAAAAATAAACCTACTACACATGACGAATCTCAAATGGGTTATGGTCGTGGAGATTATGAAGCTGCTAAAGAAGCAAGTGAAAAAGTAAAAAACGATCCAAATGCACACGTCGGTGGTCCTGGTTGGGTGAATGAAAACGAAGGATATGATAGTTGGAAGCAAAGACAACAAGAAGCACAAGAAGCAGTAGTACAACAATAATATTTTTAGGGTAGTACACACCTACCCTTATTATTTTTTACCTTTTTTGAGGAGGATTGAAAGAAAATGCCAGTATATAAAGATGAAAATACAGGAAAATGGTATTTTTCTACCAGATATAAAGACGTTTATGGTAACAATAAACGAAAAATGAAACGTGGATTCACAACTAAACGTGAAGCAAAAAGTGCTGAGGCTAGCTTTTTAAATGATGTTAACGAAGGTTTTAGCGATTCAAACACATATGATTATATATTTAATCACTATTTAGAACATACTGATTTACGTCCAAAAACAAAGCGACGTAAACAAAACGAATATAAAAAGCATATTCAAGACAAGTTTGGTCACATTAACATGAATAAGATAACTCAAAATCAATGCCAAGAATTCCGTAAGTATTTAATGAATAACATCAAATCAACCAATTCGGCTAGAACTATATGGTCTGGTTTTAAAGTTGTGATTAATTATGCGAATAAATATTTTGGATTACGTAGTGATCCGACTATATCTATTAAGCCAATACCTAGAGTTAAGCCCAAACCTAAATATATGTTGCGTGAAGAATTTGACGATAGAATTAATGAAATAGAAGAACAAGACTACAGAGAATTATTCACACTCATGTTTTACACAGGAATGAGAATTGGAGAGGCGATGGCTTTAGTTTGGGAAGATTATAACAAATACAAAAAAGAAATATCCATCAACAAAACGATGGATATTACTAATAGGACTATATACCCTAGAGCTAAAACAGAAAGCTCAGAAGATATAGTACCTTTACCAAAATTCATTAATAATATGTTAGATGAACGCTACCAACGTGAAAAACAAGCTAACAAATATTTTAATGAAAAAAGCTTTTTTGTTTTTGGCGGTCTAGCTCCTAAACATTATAGTCATGTTCACAAGAAATTTCAAAAAGTATTCCCAGAATATAACATACATGTATTAAGACACTCTTACGCGTCTTACCTTGCTAATAATGGCGTTGATATCTTTGTACTGCAATCACTTATGAGACACTCACAAATAACTGAAACAATGGGAACATATAGCCATTTATATACCGAAAAGAAACATGATGCAATTTCTATATTCGATAAGTAA